TAAGATAGCAGCAAACGCTGTTGGGTCAAGTGAGATTGCAAATAATGCAGTAACATCTACACAATTATCAAGTGCAGCACTTGATAGTAAAAGCATGTCAGGGAATATAGGATTTAGTGGAGCTAATATCAATATTGGTAGTGGCACTAGTGCTATACTTGAGGTAAAAGGTAAGTTAGGTATTCAAGATGCAAACCCAGTTCAAAAACTTCACATAGACGAAGTAGCTGGTATGGATGTAGGCACAGGAACTTCATCTTCAACAGCACAATTTACACTAGATAGTTTTACAGCAGCTACATTTAGAACTGCTAAGTATACAGTATCTGTAACTAACTCTACAGATGGAGACTATCATGCTATAGAAATATTCTTATTTCACGATGGAACAACAGTTTATTTAACACAGTACGCTTCTATATTTGATAATGGTGCTCAAGCATCTTTTGACGCAGATATAAGTGGCGGTAATGTAAGATTAAGAGTAACACCAGCAAGTGGTGATACAATGGCTTATAAATATATAAGAACAACAATAGAGGTATAAAATGGGACAAAAATTAGATTTTAATATCGAAGATTCAGGATTAAAGATTGATGGTGCTGATGCCATCGATGCAAGTAGAAACTTTGAGGGTGCAGTAGCCACAGGAAAAATTACTAGTGGTACTATGGCTTCGGCAAGATTGCCAAGAACTATAACGACTACCGCTCCTACAAATACTGCTGGTACTGTGGATGGTCATATATGGTTCGTATATTCGAGTTAAGACATGGCAATATATGTTAATGATAGTGGAACGCTTCGTCAAATTTCCTTTCTGGCAATTAATGATAATGGTACGCTTAGAAGAATCAATGAAGTCTATGTAAACGATAGCGGAAGTCTAGAAGGCCCGTTTACGGTTACACACGAGACGTCTAGAAATACTGCTACTAGTACTAGTACTATTAGTGGATTACAAGATACTTCTTTCTCTACAACTACTACATTTAACACAACTCAAAGTACTCTTACTACTTTTGATACTAGTAGAACAACAACATTCAACACAGGCAACGTTACTGAAACTAGTAGAACAACAGCATTTGATACCACAACAGCTTATACAACTACAACTGCATTCACTACTACAACAACGTACAATACAACTCAAAGTACAACAACTGCATTTAATACTACTACTGCATTTACAACAACGACAACGTTCAATACAACACAGAGTACTACAACAGCTTTTAATACCACAACAGCGTATACAACTACAACTACGTTTAATACTACACAAGCTACAACAACTGCATTTAATACTACTACTGCATTTACAACAACGACAACATACAATACAAGTCAGAGTACAACAACTGCATTTAATACAACTACTAACTTTACGACTGTAACAACATATAATACAAGTCAAAGTACTACTACCGCATTTACAACTACAACAGCTTTTAGTACTGTAACAACATTTAATACTTCACAAGGTACAACTACAGCATTTACAACAACAACTGCTTTTAGTACTGTAACAACATTTAATACTACACAAAGTACTACTACTGCATTTACTACAACAACCACGTTCAACACAACGACGACGTTTAATACAACACAAAGTACTACAACAGCTTTTACAACTACGACAGCGTTTAATACTACCACGACTTTTAATACAAGTCAAAGTACTACTACTACATTTACAACAACAACAGCTTTTAATACGACAACAACTTTTAATACAAGTCATAGTACAACAACAGCGTATACAACAACAACAACGTTTAATACTACTACAACCTTTAATACAAGTCAAAGTACAACAACAGCATTTACAACAACAACCGCTTTTAGTACAACAACAGTATTTAATACAACTCAAAGCACAGTTACAGCATATAATACTACAACTACTTATACTACATCATATGATACAGTAATTAGTACAAGTAGAAATACATCTTTTGCAACGAACACTGCTAGAAGTACTAATACTACACAGTCTACAGGCTACAATACTACCTTTACTACAAGTACTGCATATATAGATAATACACTTAGGTTATCAAATACTGCTAGAAGCACAAATACTTCTCAGTCTACTTCATTTACTACTACATTTAGTACAACAACAGCATATCAAGATAATACATCCTTTGCCACAAGTAGAACAACTACATTTATTACAAATACTACATTTGCTACTAACACTACGTTTACTACTTCAACAGCATATCAAGATAATACATCATTTGCTACAAGTAGAACTACTACTTATATTACAAATACAACCTTTGGAACAAATACTACATTTACTACTGCAACAGCATACCAAGACAACACATCGTTTGCTACAAGTAGAAACACCACATTTATTACAAATACTACATTTGCTACTAACACTACATTCAGTACTACAACAGCATACCAAGACAATACATCGTTTGCTACAAGTAGAAATACTACATTTATAACAGCAACAGCATACCAAGACAATACATCGTTTGCTACAAGTAGAAATACTACATTTATAACAGCAACAGCATACCAAGACAATACATCGTTTGCTACAAGTAGAAATACTACGTTTGCGACAAATACTGCTTATGTAGATAACACATCATTTATAACAGCATATATAGATAACACTACATTTATAACAGCTTATATAGATAATACAAGCTTTGCTACTAATACTGCTAGAAATACAAATACAAGTAGAATTACTGCTTATGTAGATAATACAACGTTTGCAACTTCAACTTCATATACTACAACACAGGCAACAAATACAAGTCGAAGTACTGGATTTACAAACTCAACTGCGTATAATACTTCACAAGCAACAAATACAAGTAGGTCAACAGGATTTACAAATAGTACTAATACTTCTAGAAATACGAATACATCGAGAAGTACCTCATTTGCTACAAATACTTCTAGAAATACGAATACAAGTAGGTCAACAGCATTTACAAATATAACAACTAGAGCAACAGGTGCAGGTTTTCCTACGTCTAGATTTACAGGATATCCAGGCATAAGAATTACTACTTACATAACAATATTTGAAGAGGAGAATGAGGACAGTGAAGGGGAAGTATATTATGAAACAATCACAGAGAATACTTCAAGAACTACAAGTATTATACAACAAGTAATTACTTCTTACTTTACGAGTACTAGTTTCAATACTTCCTTTAGTACTAATACATCTAGAAACACAGCGTTTACTAATAGTACAGGCTTTACAAATAATACAGCTAGAATAACAGCATTTACTAATAGTACAGGCTTTACAAATAATACAAATACAAGTAGGATTACTGCTTACATAGACAATACAAGTTTTGGTACAAGTAGAAATACGAATACAAGTAGAATCACTGCTTACATAGACAATACAAGTTTTGGTACAAGTAGAAATACTAACACTACTCAATCTACAAATACAAGTAGATCAACAAGTTTTACAAACAGTACTTCATTTACAAATAATACTTCTCAAGCAACAAATACAAGTAGAAATACTACACAAGCAACAAATACGAGTAGAAGTACATCACAAGCAACAAATACAAGTAGAAGTACTAATACTACACAATCAACAAGTTATAACACAGTCAGAATATCTAATACAAGTAGGAACACAAATACTACACAATCAACAAGTTATAACACAGTAAGATTATCTAATACAAGTAGAAATACTAACACAACTCAATCAACAAGTTATAACACAGTTAGAATATCTAATACTGCTAGAAGTACTAATACAGTTCAGAGTACTAATACTACACAAGGAACTAATACTACACAATCAACAAGCTATAACACAGTAAGATTATCTAATACAAGTAGAAATACTAATACAACCCAAGGTACAAATACCACACAAGGTACTAATACTTCTCAATCAACAAGTTATAACACATTAAGATTATCAAATACTGCTAGAAGTACTAATACAGTACAAAGTACAAACACTACACAAGGCACTAATACAAGTCAGTCAACTACGTACAATACATTAAGATTATCAAATACTGCTAGAAGTACTAATACAAGTCAGTCTACAACTAGAACTACTACGTTTATTACAAGTACAGCATATGAAGATAACACTTCAGTATCAACAAACACTGCTAGAAGTACGAACACTACTCAAGCTACTACTAGAAATACTACGTTTACAACAAGTACTGCTTATGTAGATAATACTTCACAGTCTACAAGTTACGAGACAGCATATATCACAAGTAGAATTAGTTCAAGATCTACAGGTACAAGTAGAAATACTACAACTACCTTTGCTACTTCACAAGGTACAATTACTACAAGATCGACGGCTTCAAGTAGAGATACTACTACAGTATTTAATACAGCTAGAGCCTCACTAACTAGTAGATCGACTGCATCAAGTAGAGACACTTCAACAGTATATAATACTTCTAAAAATACAGGTACACAAAGAAGTACAGCATCTAGTAGAGATACTTCTACAGTGTTTAATACAACTAAGACTACAGGCACTCAAAGAAGTACAGCATCTAGTAGAGATACTACAACAACATTTAATACTTCAAGACTAAGCTTAACAAGTAGAGGCACTATTACATCTAGAGATACTACTACTACATTTGCTACCACACAAGGTACAATTACAACTAGAAGTACAGCATCTAGTAGAACTACTACATCAGTATTCAATACAACTCAATCTACTATTACTAGCAGAGGTACAGCATCAAGTAGAACTACTGTATCAGTATTTAATACAAACACTACTACAGGTACACAAAGAAGTACAGCATCTAGTAGAGATACTTCTACAGTGTTTAATACAACTACAAGTACTGCTTCAAGTAGAAGTACTGGTACAAGTAAAACTACTACGTCCACTTTCTTAACAGACAGAGGAACGGGATCAAGTAGATCAACTCTTACAGATAGAGGAACAACAACTACGTTTGCGACCACACAAGGTACGGTCACAACTAGAACGACTGGAACGAGTAAAAGTACTACAACCACTTTTAATACTCAAAATGTCACAGGTTCAAGTAGGTCAACAGGGTCTTCCAGAAGTACAGAAACTTCAAGAACGACAGCGTTTAATACAACTACAGGATATGAAACTAGTAGAACAACAACATTTGCTACAGGCAGAACTACTACAACTACTTTCAATACCACAAGAACTACAGACACAACGATCGCAACAGATCATTTAACCACAACAGTATTTAATACATCTACTGTTGTATATGAAAGAACAACAGCCTCACAGGTGGGAACTTTATTCGACACAGAAGTTTCCAGTCTAGACGACTACGGATATTCCTTCTGGGATGGCTCACAATGGAGTGAAAGCAACTAAGAATGAAAAGCGAAGGCGGATTTGAAAAAGAAACAAAGATAACACCAGAATACGTTAACAATAAGATGGAAAGTATGATGCATGCTTTGTATGATTCAATTGAAGAATCAGAAAAGAGAATGAGAAATTTAGAGAAACAAATATTTGACCTAAAAAATGGCACTTAAAAGAAAAGGCAAACCTTTGGAGGCTATGACGATTAAGGAATCTTTGGGAGATATTCCTACTCATTTTATGAAGTCAGGGTCTTCGTATAGACCTATAAAAGATCTAAATACTCTAGAAGCTTTTAAGGAAAGAATTATTGATGACTCTCATAGAGGTGCAAAATTTCAGTACGATATATGGTTTAATACTAATGCTCTCAATACAGTACACAAATGGTTGTATACAGATTTTTTAGGAAACGGTATTTTAATAAGAGTTTCTAGTATTAAAATTAATGATAGGCTAATGGAGTCAATTGTTAAAGACCCTTACTTAGAGATAGACCATGAAAGGTGTGAAAAAATTGTAAATAACTTTCATAATAAATATACTCTAGGTGTAAATGAAAAGTACCATGATAAAGTAATATTTTTACCAGGTACTAACTTAATTACAAAAGGTAGATGTGTACATTGGGGCAGAGTAAGACGTGCTGTTGATAACGGATTTGTAATTAAACCACACCCAATCACTCAGAAAGTGTGGATAGCAAAACTGAAAAAAGACTACGGGGAAGAAAATGTACTCGATAAAAAGGTAGGAGGTTTTGAACTTCTTGCAAACTGCAAAGAGTGTGCAACAATGCCTAATAGCGAAATGGGATTGATGGCACTCATGCTAGACAAACAATTAAGTATGGTATCACATACAAAAGAGGATAGAGAAAAGTCTCTCTTAACTTATGAAAGTATCTACCATGCAATAGCTAACACAAACGCTAAAGAATCTCTAATGAAGATATTCTCAGCAAAAAACTCAGGCATAATCTTTAGTTTTGATGAAGATGCAGAACAACGAAAAGAGCTGTTCCTGAATAACTTTTGGAACATGAAGGTAAAAAACGGATGATAGAACTAGTAACAACATATAAGAAAGATTGGACATTTTTCACTTTAGCTTCTCTACTGAATAAGTCAGGATTTCGTCTGCACTTATTTATACACAAAGAAGACTGGATAGAAAAAGAAGTGTCTTGGATGATAAATAACTTTGAAAACATTAAGATTTATGAATCGTGGTGGAGAGAAGACCATATATCAAGAATGACTTTTCATTTAAAAGACCATTGGAAAGATAAAGGTGGACTTGCTAAGAGAATGATTGTATGGTATGGTAATAGAATATTCAATAGACCAATTGATGAAGGCGATATACCACCAGCAGAGTTCTTCAAATCTTCACTCTCATTTTTAAGTAGAGACTTAGTATTCGATAAAAGTCATTTGGCAAATTATTATGGCATACTTGGTATAGCTACAAAATCTCATCAAAGCATACCATTAGTTGATAAATCAATTGTGGTACTTAACTATGACAGATTGTGTGAGTTTCATGATAAAGATTTATTCTTCATGAATCAAAAGATGCCAGTAAGTAATGGTAATAGACCTGCAGTAGATACTAAATTAATAGCGTGTAAAGATCTTGCTTTCTTTGAAGCACTTACATTCTATAATCATTCATGGTCGCCTTTGTATGTAAATGGAAAGATTGATACATTAGTAGAGCTAGATGCTATAGGAGCAAAAGAACTATTAGACTATAATGTAATGTTAAGAAAGTCTTGGAGTATAGATGTTCAGCACAGATTTTTAGCAAAAGATTATCTAAACTTACAGACAGGCATACAACTATCAGTGCCTTGGGATTGTTATACAAGACTTATAGACCAGATACCACTAAACTTTAGAAACGCTAGATTGAACGAAGTGTTACTAACAAAAACTGCAAAGCAGAAAGCAACCACAGGAAAATTAGTAGAAAGGGGATTTTATTTAGGAAAGGTCTAAGTAACCCTCATTTAAGTCAGTCAAAATTTTCCAATCAATTATTCCTCTCTCATATAAATCAAGCACAATCTCTTTTTCCTTTGGGGAATGGGGATTGCTGTTGATTGTGCTAACAGGAATATGCCAACTGTATGGATTGTTCGCACCTGCGATAATTGGAAGTGCCTTAGAAAAGAAATCAAATCCTACCAATGTAAGAGTAGAAAAATTTGTTTTCTGTAAAAAATATTGAATTGCAATGAAACCTGCTGAAGGCCTTGCACCTGCAGCTACATGGTTCTCCGCTCCAACTAACTTGAATATCGACACAAGCTCTTTGTCCGAAAACATATCAACATATTTAAAACGTATGTCATGTCTATCATCCGCATCGTCTCCCAGATGCACACGAGAACGATTGAATAGTACTTCACAATCTTTTGGAAACTTATTTCTCTTTTTGTATCTTAAAAATCCAGTAACCCAAATATCTGTACGCTCACCAATATTATCAGAATTAGTAGAGTCAGGTATTCCATTACCAAATCTTACAACTGTATCGAAGTTATCTATGTACTCTCCAAGATCATACTGCAGTAACTCAACAGAGTTTCCAACAAGTACTATTGATTTGTTTTCGGTAAGCTTTCGTAAATTTTGTTCCATTCTTGGGAGTATTCCAGGTTGTCATTGATACCATGCCACGGTCCACCGTCTGTAAAGTGAACTGCTTTTGGTTCTTTAAATTGATAGTAATTTACCATGGCATTAAATTCTGCAGGTAAACTACCGATTGAAGTAGCCCATTTCATTTCATGCAACGCACCCGCTGGGGCTTGGTTTACATAGGTAGGAGTTAGCCTTCTACACCTTGTGTTATCGAAATACATTAATGATGACCAGTTTTTCTTCGGATAAGAACTGTTTACTTTCTTATTCATTTTCTTACATGGCACTAAAAAGTCTGGGTGTTGCACACAGTATACATCATGCGTTTCATTTGTATGGTATGTAATCTCTTGCGGATCACATTTCCACATAAAATCACTATCACAGAACAATGCGTTTCCATGATAATCAGATAGAAAGGGTACTAAGAATCTAGTAAAAGCAAATTCTGTACTTTCATTTTGGAAAGGTCTATAGTACTCCTCTATCTTGTCCTTTATTAAAGGTTTAATAGTGTGGCTTCCATTATACTTACGTATGGAAGCCTCACATACGGCATATGCCTCAGGCTGACTAGAGTCGTACCCAATGTATATAACCATTAGTCTTCTTTTAAACTATTACCTAAATCATTGACATATGCTTGTCTTGCTGTTTTTAAAGCTGCAAGTTGATTATCTGTTTCTGCTAATTTAGCATCACAGTAATTTATAGCATGATGTAGTAATTGTTGGTCTTTATTGAAGTTATCGGAATCATGTTCAATTCCATCTATTGTAATTGTTGCCATTAAAATATGTCCTGCCAATTGCCTTGTGTACTACTTTTAGCATACTCTGTAGCACGGTTTTCAAAAAAGTTGGTATGCTCAACTGCGTTTACTTGTGTATCGATCCATGGTAAAGGATTAACACTACTATGAAATATAGCTTTCATACCTAAACCTAATAGTCTTCTGTCAGCAATATATCTAATATATTCTTTAACTTCTTTTGCTGTTAAGTCGGGTATTTCTGCTTTGTCAAAACAAATATCAATAAACTTGTCCTCTAGTTCTACTACTCTTTCAGCAGCGCAATAGATTTCATACTTTAGTTTATCTGTCCATATTTCAGGGTTCTCTGATATGAATGTTCTGAAAAGTTTTGATACATTTTCTACATGAAGCGTTTCATCACGAATACTCCAAGTTACTATCTGTCCCATGCCTTTCATAAGGTTATGTCTAGGATAGTTTAATAGTATAGCGAATGAGGAGAACAACTGTACTCCTTCTGTAAACCCACTATATACTGCCATAGTTTTGGCAATATTGTGAGGAGTGTCCATACTAAAATCGGATAAGTACTCATGCTTCTCCACCATCTCTTGTATATCCATAAACTCTTGATAGATATCATCAGATTTACCTAATGTTTCTAACAAAGATGAATATGCGTCTTGGTGTACTGCTTCCATAGCTGCAAATGATACTAACATCATTCTTACTTCTGGTGCTTTGAAAGTAGGAAGATAGTGTTTAGCATATCCACAGCAAACATCTACGTCTGCTTGTGTAAAAAATCTAAATATATTATCTACTAACTGTCTATTGTCCTCTGTAAGATTTTGATTATAGTCTTTAATATCATCAGCCATAGTTACTTCTTCAGGCATCCAATGCATCTGTTGTTGTTTTTTGTAGGCTTCAAATGCCCACCCGTAATCAAACGGTTTGTAATATTCTCTTTCTTTTAATAAGTTTGCCATTTATCCCTCGCAACTTAGACAATCTGATTGCTCAAAGATTATCTCTCTTTTAGCTTGATTAGATACATTATCAGCTCTACTGATAGCTTCACTTCTCAAGTAATATAATGTTTTTAAATTTTTAGCCCATGCTAACATATGTACATTATGCAAGTCTGCTTTATTTACATCAGGTGGAAAGAATAGATTTACACTTTGAGACTGACAGATAAACTCTTGTCTGACTGAAGCGTGTTCTATTACCCACGACTGATTTATTTCTACAGCTGTTTTAAATACATCTTTCTTCCAATCGTCTAGAAAATCAAGATGTTGTACACTTCCTTTGTTTGCAACAATAGTAGACCAAGTTTCTTCATACAGTTCAGGACTAACTTTTTCTTTGATAAGTGCATCTAAGAATTTATTTTTTACTAAGTTACTTCCTGTTTTTGTTTTCTGCGTATAAGCATTAGCTCTGAAAGGTTCAATACTTGGACTCGTATTACCGCATAATATACTAGAACTTGCATTAGGAGCTATCGCTAATAAATGAGCATTTCTTACAGAAGCTGTATCATCATCAGGACATGCACCTTTTTCTATTGCAAGGTATCTAGTAGTTTGGTCTGCTTTGTGTTTGATGTGTGAAAACATCTCCATATTTGTACCACCCGCTAGACCGCTTTCAAATGGTATATCATTTTTCTGTAAATACGCATGGAATCCCATTGCACCTAATCCTACGCTTCTCTCCCTTTGCGCACTAAACTTTGCTCTTTCGAGTTGGCTTGGCGCATTGTCGATAAAGTATGTTAGTACATTATCTAGCATACGGATTAAGTCAGGGATAAATGACCCATGGTCTTTCCATTCATCATAGTACTCTAAATTTACACTAGAAAGACAACATACTGCTGTTCTTTCTTCGTCAGTAGCAAGAGTAATCTCACTACATAAATTACTGTGATGTACTTTTAATCCTTTTCTTTTCTGAAAATCTGGTAAATCATTATTAACAGCATCTTCAAACATTAGGTAAGGTTCACCTGTTTCCATTCTGTTTTGTAGTATTTTTACCCATAATGCTCTAGCACTTACGGTTTTAACTACTGCTTTTGTATGAGGATCTATTAAAGGCCAACTGTCGTCAAAATCTTTTTCTTTTGTTGCTTTATGGATTAGCTCCATAAAAGAGTCAGGTACAACCACAGCATGATGAAGATTAGTAAACTTCCTATTAATATCTCCCCCCGTGGGTTTTCGTCCATCTAAGAACTCCTCTATCTCGGGGTGTGACATATGTAGATATCCTGCGTAACTACCCCGTCTAGTTACTCCTTGGCTAAATGCCAACATCTCAGCATCTACAACTTTTATGAAAGGGACAACTCCAGTACTTTCTGAGCCTTTTGATGTCTTTGTTCCAGATGAACGAACATCACTCCAAGTACCTCCGATACCTCCTCCGAAAGAAGATAAGAAAGCATTTTCCGTAAAATGTTCGGTTATGCCCTCTCTACTATCTTCTACATAATTTAAAAAACAACTTATCGGTAATCCTCTACGAGTACCCCCATTTGATAATACAGGCGTAGCAAACATAAACCATAGATTACTTACGTAGTCGTATAATCTTTGGGCATGAGCTTCATCATCCGCAAAACATTCTGCTGCACGAGCAAAAGCTTCTTGAGGTGATGTTTCACCTGGTATCATGTATCTATCTTTTAGAGTTGCATGTGCGAACTCATCCAAGAGAGAATCTTTACTATAATCTATCTTCACTGACATAATTTTCTACCAATCCTATAATTTCTTGTCCATGTCCTAGCACTGCTGCATCGACATCGTATGTTAAATCCATGAGTTTTACACCAGCTTCTAGTCCTTCTGCACCGAAAGCATTTAAGTTTTCTATGTATTTGTACTTACCCTCTAGTGGCAAACTCGCCATAATATCAAAGACGTCTCCATACTGCTCAATCAATTGAGTTGCACGTTTTGGTCCGACACCATCTACACCAGGAACATTATCTCCCTTATCTCCTGTCAACGCCTTGTAAGTCAAGTAGTAGTAAGGATCAAAGTCATAATGCTCATCCCAGTTTAGTAGTGTTGTTTCTTTTCTTGTTACAGTCGAAAAGCGACTGACTTTTTCATCGACTAGTAAATCCCAGTCTTTGTCTGATGATATCATCCATATCTCATCTACACCTATGTTTTCTCGGTTTTGGCATATAAGTGCGGCTATATCATCAGCCTCTACTCCAGCATACTTTAGTGTAAGATAACCCTTACGTTTTAAAGTAGACATAGTAGTAGAAAACTCCGCTAAGAACATTTCAAATTCTTTTGCTTCTTCGGGAGTTTGTTCTGCATATCGTTCCTTACGATTTGCTTTGTACTCTGGATCGATAGACTTACGGTAATTACTACCGCCATCGCCTAATACGACTATCTCTCCACAGTTATAGGACTTTGCCAAAGATTGTACAGTTCTTACATATTCATGCTCGAAGTCTGTAGTACCTTGGTGTTTCCATCGAAAAGCTAGATTGAGTCCGTCAACAATCAATAAGTTCCCATTCGGGATTGGCTTTCCATGGCTCGTAAATTGTATCGCCATTTGTAAATTTTACCTCTTGTGTTTCTAAAAATTTATCAGCAAGAGTGACATAGCACCCTAGCCAGTTTATGTACATATGTTTTTTGTAAAGTGGCTTTCTTGTCGTTGCCACATACCACTGTGAGTGGTTTTCTTTGAAGATAAGTAAAGGCTCTTGGTTCATCTGTTCAGATTGTTTACAAAGCTTAGACCACCAATTCACAAATACGTTACTCTTTTGAGTGAATACTTTGTGATTGAATCCCATATCTTTATAATGTTTAATCTCTATACAGAAAAGGTTTTTCTTGTGTTCTACCATCAAGTCCCCTTTTATTTTACCAGAGCCACTACCAGGAGTCTGTACAAACTCATGACCAGTAATTCTTTTTAACATAGCTGCAGCCTTTATCTCTGCATCATGACCCTTACGTCTACTATTAACCAATCAACTTCTCCAGTTCTACATAGCCACCGATATGTTTATCGTCTACTAGTATTTGTGGAAATGTTCTTGCTCCAGGAAACTTATCCCGAATATCAGCCGCAGAAAAATCTTTGCCAATCATTTTATATGATACCTCTGTTACTTCATCTACATGGTCAGCTAAGAACTTAGCCTTCTTGCAGTAAGAACAGTTTGGTATACTATAAATCTCTACTTTCATATTTTCTCCAATATTGTATATTATAACAGGTTTTTCAACTCGTGTCAAGAACTAAATTATTCCCCGATGTTTTGAGTAGTTATCTTTGCTTTCTTTTCTGCCTTAGCAAGACTATCTTTAATATCTACTTTTCCATCTTTGTTTACGTCGTTGCCGACTAGTATATTCCACCATTTGGTTATGAATCTAAACATGATATATTATCCTCTTTTATTATTTCTATTTTTTCTAGTAGTGGATGTGTCCAACCATGAGACACTAGATACGTATTTAGTCTCTCTTCTTTTAATAGAACTTCTACTACTTTTTCTTTACCTTGCTCATCTAAGGCTTGATTGACCTCATCTAAGAACAAGACATTAATTTGACTTCTACTAATAGATGTCATAAGTTTTCGTATTGCAACTAATGTCGCAATATTCACTCTTGCTAGTTCTCCACTAGATAGAGCTAGTATGTCAATAATGTTTCCATTATCTGATACTTCTACATTTAGTTTGTCGTTAGTAACAACAAAATTGATACTAAATCTACCATCACTAAACTCTGCTAGATAATCATTTGTCATAACTTCTAGTTCTTTCACTAAAGATTCTATTTTGTATGCCAATAATCCGTTGGTAGAAAATGCTTTCTTAAGCGTTTCAAGTGCCGCCAAGTGTTCTTCTTTACCTGATAGTTCAGATTGAAGTGCATCAAGCTGACTTTGAAACTCCGCAGTTTGTTCGAGTATAATTCCAACTCTTGTGTTATGTCGTTCTCTCTTTTCATTTTCGCTAATTACTTCCTGAAGAACCGACTTAGCACTGGTAATTTCTTCACTAAGTTTAGAAACTTGCTCTTGTAAGTCATCTTCTGAGAGGACTGTGGTCGTGAGGTTGTGGTCGATAGACCTGTAGAGGTCTTCCCAATTCTCCACTTCTCTTTCGGCTGTCCTATATATCGCATTTTGTTCCTCTAGTCTTTGCAGCTTTCTTGCCGCTTCCTGTGTGAATTTTTCACAATTATCTCGTCTTTCAGTATGTTCTTTTATCATACTATTTACAAACATTTCATTAACTTCTCCTTCACACGTTGGACAAACCATATCGTCTAAGGTTAGTAACTTTTGATATTTTGTAAGCATTCTCTCTTCATGAACCATCTCAGACTTCCAAGTTGCTACAGAAGAAACAGCATCATTAGTATCTTTTTCTTCTTCGTATTTTGCAAGTTGTCTTTTGTACTCATGCAAATCTATATCAGCAAGCTGGTGTTTAAGTTGATTATTGAGATTTATTTTTTTATTCTTTTCAGTGATATTTTCAAGTTCTATTAATAAAGAACGTAAAGACTTCTCATTCTCTTCCGAGTAAAATGGTAAATCTTTTTTATCAAGTATGGAACTATCTTCGAGAATATTATCTTCTAACCATTTTGAGATAGTTGCAAGTTTCGCATTGATGACTGTAACATCAGCTGAATTTGTCCTTACAGCTTCCTTAAATGTCTCAAAGAAAGAAACATAGTCGTCAAGTTTCAATAGGTCAATTAGGAACTTCTTTCGATTTGTATCTGTGGCAGTTAAGAACTGCAATGATGCATTAGTATTTTGATATACTAACTGTGAAAAAGTCTTAAAGTCAATACCTAAAATGTCACCCAAAGTTTTGTAAGTATTAGAAGCTGTATGTGAAGATATATCCTCACCATTTTTCGTTAGCTTACACTTGAGTGTAGAACGCCGTATAACAGTAATGTTATATACGTCAGTGTCCACAGTAAAATCAAGGCTAATATCGTACCCTTTGTTAACATATCTATTTGCTATATCCGCTTTCTTTACATTTTTACTATTTTTGTTAAATAGTATTTCTTCTAATATTAAAGGTATAGAAGATTTACCTACTCCATTAGTACCGACTAACTGTGTTAAAGTCGACTCTGATAGATTTAATTCATTGTCCTCTCCATACGAGAAGCAATTATCCCATTTCAGTTTTTGTAGAATAATCATTAAAAACTCCCATTAATTTTTTTACTTTTTCATCATCAAGAGACAGAATCTCTTTCAGATATACACTTAGTTCATCTTCCATTGACATCTCGTTAGTCAAGGTTAATGTTGCATCTGTCTGTCGTTTAACGACTTTTTTGTCAAGTAGATCGGAGTTCTTGACTTGTGCTAAGTCTTGTACATCTCCTTCTATTTCATAGATAGTATGATCGAAGTCTGTTTGTACCATCTCATTCGGATCGGTAACAGTCTTTCTAATTAACTGTGGTAAGTCAAATTCATGCCATGTCCAATCCCAACTGTTATCTATAATTAGATACCCCGTTTGGACTTTGTTTCTATGGAAAGATGTGGTCATTGGTGAGCCTGGATATACAATATTTCGTTGAGTATTCTCGTGAGCATGTAAGTCTCCTGCGTACACTGTTGTGAACTTATCAAATCTTTCTAAATCTACTTCTGGTATAACATGCGGTGGTATTTCGCCACGCACGTGGGTGAATAGATACTTTGCATCTATATTTTCTATACTATTCTTTCTGTGTAAGTCTGCATAAGGCAGTATACACCAGTCATCTTCATAGTATGTTTCCGTAATCACACTTACTAGTGGGTTAAGGTCGTTTGTTACTCTTATTAGATTATCAAAGAAAGTATTATTTTTTCTAGTGGCTTCATGGTTGCCATCATATATAATTGTTCTTACATTTGCTTTTTTAACAAAGTCAAAATATAAGGTCAATTCATCCATAGAAGGGACTCGATCAAACAAGTCCCCGCCTATGATATGAAGTTTAACTCCATGATTTTCTACTGCTTCCTGTACTTGTTCAAAGAACATCTGATATCTTGTACATGCCCAAGAGCGTGGTACATTCTTCTGTCCTAGCTTAATGTGCCAGTCTGCTGTATATAAAATCATGAAACGTCAAACTCACTTGATACATCCTCAGGAGTTTCACCACCTTGGTCGTTAACTCTTCTGAGTAATTCTAACTGTGCATCTGCAGTTGGTCTAGTAAGAACGTCATCCATTGACTTAAGATTAGCCACTAGATCCTTCTCCCAGTCCTCTAGTTCTCTAGCTTTACACTTTAGAACTGCTAACTGATACTCGACATTAAATACTTGTGGGCCAGTCTTCTTTCTTTTGAAATGAATGTCGTAGCCTGTAACTGGGTCGGTTGGATCTCCCAACTCTTCCATAGCTACTAGTACTTGGTCGAATAGTTTTCTTTTTAAGTTTAAAACTTTAACACTTTTATCAGCGTAGTCAATGCACTGAATGGCATAAGACCATCCACATTTTAAGTCTGGGTAAAAGTCGCGAACATGGTCATGTTCTTGATTGTTAAAGGTTTCTGAGTTTCTATCAAAAGATAGGCACTCCATAGGAATGTTTTTTCCATTTTCCCCTTTAATCCAATAGACGTACCTAGGTAATAAGTCACCCACCAATCTTACATGATGGTCTTCTTTACCTGCGTAGTTATAAGTTTCGATTTTTTCTTTTTGGGCTGAGCCCTTTGTTGTATTAAAGCCAATAGCCATAATTTATCTCCATGTCTCCTCGAATAAAAAGTGTACCCTTCCATCTTTTAACTCAAGCAGTCTGTTTTTAGTTATAATTTCTTCTGATATCGGTGACATCAGAAAGTCTAGTGTGGTGTCTTTTGTATTCACATAGTCGTGATAGTTACGGAACGATGCGACACCTGCATACTCCGCCACTTCTTTATCACTCAATGCGCGTCCGTGTTCTAACAAATCCTTTGGGTTTAGGATATAGCTAGTACCACCGAACTGATACTTGTAAAACTTAAAAGTTTTATCATAGTAATTTTTTGGTTTAATCTTGTAAGTAATTATACGAAGAATCTGGATTATTTCACCAATGTCTCCTTTGCTTACTTTCATTATCTCATTCCAATTAAATAGTAACATATTATACCAACTTTTTAAACTCGTGTCAAGAACTATTTTTCTCAGCTTCATTCCCACCAGCTGTACTTAGATTATCATTACCTAGTTGGGGGTCACTGCCTAGCTGTTGCTTAGTGATTTTACCAACGTCTTCAGGAGCGAGAGTAGCATGTACTCCAGCCTGTGCCATATCAGCTAGTTTACCTTGAAAGATGTGCGTACCACAATGCATTAATTCTATCATTGGTAATGCATAGATGTCTATTCCCATATCTCGTACTACTTCTGAGAACATATAATCTTCACTAAGATATCTGTTTTGATGATTGATTATACAATCAAAGTATGCCATAATCTGTTCACCTGGTTGAAACTCTCCTTCTCTCAAGTGATCTGGAGTGTACAATCTTTCAGGATGATGCTTGTCATATTCTTCAAAGACAGACCTATGTATAAACATAAATCCTGTTGCACCTTCTTTAATTTTTACTGGTTCGTAGATAGGAGCTTCTCCATTAGGGTACTCTTCCACTAAAGGATTAAATACCATATCTCCAGCTACTTTTTCTAGCCCCATTGGGTCATTATCATAAGCACCTGATTTAGCTGCATGTAATACTTTCTCCCAAGCTATTGTCTTTTTAGGGTACAACGCACAGAATACTTTTAACTTTTCTGGGTTTTCTGTTAGTAAATGCCACATGTATATTAAGTCCATTGCATTCCATGCTATATCACTATCTATGAATAATAAATAGTCTGCATCACTTTTCAAGAAGTTAGCCACACAATAGTTTCTAGCTCTTGTTATAAGGGACTCATTGAACATGTAATAAATTTGTAACTGTAATCCATGTTGCATACATACAGATGTAGTGTCCATCAAAGATTTTGTGTACAAACCATGACACATACCGCCATACATAGGTGTAGCTAAAAATACTTTATTCTTTTGCATTTTCGGTACATTTAGCTGTATTGTTTTCTTACTCATAGTATATTTACCTCGTAATCTTGTTTCATATAGTAGCCCAATCTTGCATTTGCTTGACGAGCTGCCGTTTTTCCTTTGAGATGAATGTCTACAACTACAGGTTGTTGTTTACCTTCTTTATCTCTTATTACTCTACCTATTAGCTGTGTTAGTAAAGGTTCATTATTTATTGGTGTACCCAGCACTAAACAACTTAGATCGTTTAATGATATACCTTCAGAAAAGATTGATTGAGTACCAAAGAGTATGTTCTTATCCTCTTTGATTTGATTCATTACATCTTCTCTTTCAGTAAACTCCATATCTCCTGTTATGGAAACTGCTTTATCGCCGCACAATCCTGCACAACTTTTTAAGAAAGCTACTCTATCAGACACTACTAATACTTTATGCCCTTCTGCAGCATACTTTGCAGCAATCATACTTACACTATGTACATATTCTTCATTATATGCAAGATGATTTATTCGTTCTGCCCAAGGTGTAAACGCTCCATCTAGGAAACGTATATCGGACTTAATTACATGAATCTTAGGAATCATATAGTTTTCTTTTGGTGGTATATGTACATCATTACCGAAGTAATCTCTGAATACCACATGTCGTCCGTCCTTTCTTTCTAGTGTTCCTGATAAGCCTATCTTATTCAAAGCTGGCATTTCATCTACTATTCTAGTAAAAGTTGGACTACTGACGTGATGCATTTCATCTAAAATCACAGTTCCGAATTCCTGTTTGATGTCGTCCATCTTGCGGTATAAACTCTGAATATTCCCAATAACTATTGGAGACTTAGTATCAAAGCTACCTGATCCGATTCTGCCTGCCTTGATTCCAAAGCAGTTTTCTACGTCTTTTTCCCACTGATTTCGTAGGGTGGTTGTATGAGTAACAACCAATGTTTTCTGACCTAGCTTCTTCGCTATAGCTAAAGCCGTTATTGTCTTTCCCCAACTTACCCAAGCGTTAACTATACCATTGCCTTGGATTGCGTCATGTACCCTTTGCTGGCTTGGTCGTAAAGTAAACTTGAAGTCAGGAAGTTCTACAGGCGAGGTTACGCGCTTGTCGATTATTTCGTAATCATCTGGTATTAAATCCGTTCTTCCCACAGGTATAGAAATTAAACCTTCTTTTATCCATCGTACTGTTTTAAATACGATAGGTGGATCTTGTGGCATCCTAGGGGCTATCGTGTAAGTTAGCTCCTTTTCGATGTCCGAACTTGTTTTTGTATCTACTGAGAGGTAGATTCTGTTTGATAATACTGCCTTCATAGATTCGAGATAAACTCCAAATCTTGTAGCTTCCATAGTCTAGTCAGCTCTTGATGATTATTGTCCCAGGGCGATGACCACCCTGTTTTGTTTCTTCTATCACGAACATGCTTTGGCAAATAATCTGCCATAACTTCTCTTAATAAATATTTATATGTTCCAATCTGATGGTCGGGGTGTGTTTTGAACTTTACTCCACTTTCTATACTTAGCATGTATCGTACAAAACTTTGGGAAAGAAACACTGGTCTGCTTTCCATTCCCCACATACCACAGGTTTGATCAGTTGTGAGTATATTCTGTTCTGATGTACTCACTAAGTCATACCAAAGAGCATTGTTTTTATAGTCTGTTTTACTAAATATCTGCCTTGGAATCCACTTTTGTTTTGAGGCATAGTGATCTATTGTTTCTTTATTGTACTCATCATTATAATATCTATCATGATGTTGATAGCCTGTAAATAATTCATCCGCACTATCTCCAGTTAGAACTACTTTACACCCGTCACGGCTTGCTGCTTTGCATAAAGAGTACCTAGGTGCTGTTCTATTTCTATCCACCCAAGGAAAGTGAGTATGTGCTAACCACATTCTATGATAATGATGTACGGAACTATAGTCTAGTTTTACAACTTTATATGGCACTCCCCACTCTTGACAAGTTTTGATTGCCATCTTTGCTTCTTTACGAAATCCATCATGGTCATGCACAAGCCCACCTTCTTTTCCATAATCACAAATGTAAGCGGTTAAATCTATATTTGTATCTTTTAGTATGCCTAAGGCACAAGTGCTGTCTAAACCTCCGCTAAGAAATATAGCAGTTTTCTGTTTAGTATTCGCTACTTTCTTTATGCTAGTTATTAAGTTTGTTTTGAATTGGTTTATATTTATATTTGAGTTACCAATTGTAAAGTTGCCCCATAAGTTTCTTCTTTCAATATTAAGAGTTTCTAAGTTTAATTCCCATATTTGTCCAGGAGCTACTTTAATTATATTAGTATACGGACTAGCGTTGCCTAACCATAGGGGATTATTCATATACATATGATGAGTCTTAGTATTATTCTGTTTAAAATGTATACTTCTTAGACTTGTACTAACTGTTAAATCTTTACCCTTTTTGTATATCCACAAAGGTTTTGCACCAAAATGATCTCTTGCTATAATTAATTTGTTTTTCTTTTTATTATAATACACAAAAGAACCGTGCCAATCTGTATTCGCTATAAATCTATATCCAAATAAGTCTAATCCATTTCCTAAAAAGGCAGTATCATTATCAATATTAGAATCATACATCTCTCCATTAAAAACTAAGATGTTGCCCTTCTTAGTTTTGAATGGTTGTATTTGATGTGTTCCATTTACGTCTAACAATACATGACCAAAAGCTAACTTTTCGTCTTGCCAGTAGGAATGGTCAGTTGGACCTCTATGCTTTTGTCGCATAGTCATATGTTCTATATCATTTTTTCGTGTTGTTACTACGAATCCGCACATTTTCTTTGTTCCTTATTTTGTAGCCACATGACTAAACTTTTCTTTTGTCCACTCCCTAAAGGCGTAACTCTATGCATTCTATTACTAGCATAGAATACTGCAGCTTTATATGGTAAGTGTATCTGTTCATCTTTTATTTGAAACTCTGCTCCTGTATATTCATGGTCTTTTGATAAATTTACAGATACAGATACTGTTGCAATATTAGGTTCTGCATGCCACTCAAGTCCTTGTCCTGGAGTATGATAGTGCATTATATGACCAAAAGTGTATTTTTGAAAATATAAAGTCTCTGCAAATTCTTTTTCTGAAAGTTGTTTTACTTCATCCATAAACTTGTAATGACTTCTAAGAGTGTAATAATTTCTATCTACTTTCTCATTCTTTTTACCTGTAACTAGGCTTACTTCTAGACTATCATTATTACTTGCATAGTCACAGTACGTTCTGAAAAAGTTAGCTTGGTCTTCCGTAAAGAAGTTTGATATAATCATTATCATGTGTTATCACCATCTTTATATTGGATTTGTGATTTATCAAATAATCTATTTGCAGTTCTCTGCATTGAACGTTCCATCCAACGATTTATTATAATTGAAACCCATTGTCTTAATTTACCCATTATTCTACCACCGTAAAAGTTTGTATAGTATCTATCTCAATATCTTCCCACTTTTGGAACTCTACATCATAGCAAATTAACTTATCTCCCTGTTGATTTAGTACATGGTTTGGTACTTTCATATACTTCTCACACAGAGTATATTCTCTATGATGTATTTTTCCTGACTTTAAACTCTCAAAAGTTACGAGTACTATGCTTGTTTCTAATTTTCTTCTTAGTTTATTTATATCCATTAAATTTTTCTCCATGTATCTTTCTTTTGTTCTTCACAATATTCCCATATCTTCCAAGGTATTCCTGACTTATACAATAAGCCTGCCCAAGAGTTTCCATCTTGGGGAGGCCTTGCTTCTACAAAAGGAAAAGGTACATCTTTTAGCCAAACAACTGCGGCTATGTCTTTCTTTTCAACTTTTCTTATTTTATGGTATTTAAGAGTTGCTGTTTTTGTTTTCTCGTTATACCAATATACTCCATTAGTATCAATGAAGTGTTTACCTCTATGTTTCATCATGCCAACTTCATCATCAATCTGGTAACGAAGTGGATAAATACTTTTCATAGGGCTTTGTAATCTTCTCATGCCTAGAGTTTCTCCAGACATATTTTTGTCATCTACTATTTGATCTGCTATAATCAATAGTCCATCTATCTCTTCAGGTTCTTCTGAGAGTACGTATGCAGGAAACTTAATCATGGTCTAGATTTGAACCCTTTGAAACAGTTACTCCAGTTTGTACATACCCAATCAAAGTCTTTATCAATAATAGATAGCTTAAACATAATTTTTTCTTTACTTTTAACTACTACTTTATGTTCGGTAGAAGTATCAAGTATTGCATTTTGGTAAACCCACTTTCTTTCATGGTCTGCTCTGTTACCCCCTATGTGTCCTTTAGGTCTAAAGTAAGTACAAGACTCTCTCCAGCCTTGTAGTCCCCACACTATTGCACACTTATTTCCTTTGTCTGTATGCCAAGGTAGTACTGTATCTTTTTCTAGCCAAACAAAACTAGTTCTATACTTACAGCTACTAAGAAAAGGCATAGTATCTAAAAAGCCTTGTATTTGGTCGTTATGAAAATGTGCAAATTTATAGTTATCAATAGCTTGACCTGTCTTATGTGTATAAGCTCTTTTCTTTAATTTGTTTGCTTTGTCAAGTAAGTACTCAGTGTCTGCTCTAAAATGTATAGGCTGTAGTAATTGACATCTACTTATTCTTACTTCTTCCATGACCAGCCCTCTTCTATTGAGCCTTGTACTCCTTGTATGAAGTCTCTATCTTCTTCTGATAGTATTGACCAAAACTTACTTACATTCAGAGTCTGATTATATACTTCATCAGGATTCTTTAGATGATAGTCTTCCTTCATTAGCATTTCTATTTGGTCTAGTCTTACTTGTATTTTCTCTTTAAGATTCATATATAAACATCCAATTTTTCCTACCCGCTGGGTCTACGTTAGTCCCGATTTCTTTCATTCCAAAATCTAAAAAGACTTGTCTGCCCCTTTCATATGTTATTTCACACATCATGTTAGGACTATCAAATTCTTTTTCACAGAACTCTTTGCCTATATTAAGGTCATAAGTTGACGCTCCACCTTTGTAGGCGTCAACCCATGATTGTCTACGGAATGCAGGATAACGATACTCTGTACCATCATCCCCTGTAAATACTTTGTTTGTACACAAAGCATTTACACCCACCATAAGCTGTGGGTCTAAACCAAGAACAGTATCATACGTCATCATATAATACTGCTCTTTGTCGTAATATGCTTCTAGGTCTTGATAACAAGTTCCGTTTCGCACTATGAAGCCTTGTATTCTAAGCTGTATAACTCGATACAACTCATCTATGTTTAACTCTTCATAAGGCTTGATTACTGTAACTAAACTCATAATCCGTATAACTTACTAAACTTACCAAGAGAGTAATCGTCCGCAACATCAAAGTCACAGCCAACTGGAGCGTCAGGTATTGACAGTCCTCTATCTTTTTGGATAAACTCTTTCAGTTTCTTACTATAGAGTTCTATTTCATCATCAGGAACTTCTGCTAAGATGGAGTCATGCACTAGTGCAAATATCTTTGCTTTCATACCAGTCTTACGAATATACTTCTGTGTATCGATTGCACCAAGCAGATTGATGTCGGATGATACAGACTGTACGAGTGCATTAACTCCTGACCTTACTTCATGAGCTGCGATTCCCTTATCTGACGAGAATACATTTGGTAGTCTTCTCTTTCTTCCGAAATGAGAATAAATAAAACCATTGGCTTGAATAAACTTCTGCATATTATTCAACCATTCTCGCAGTTTAGGGAAAGCCTCAAAGTAATCTTTGATAACGTACTGTGCTTCTTGCATAGAAAACTCAGTACCACTATCTTTAGTGACCTGCTCACTAATCTTTTTCGGGCCTGCTCCGTACATGATACCAAAGGTAACAGCTTTTGCTTGTTGTCTTTTGTCTCCATATAGTTCTGCAACTTGTTCTACCTCACACGGAAGTCTGAACACTTGTTTTGCAATTGTACTATGAAAATTACCCCCAGACTTAAACACATTCTGTAGGCCTCTGTCTTTAGCAAGTACTGCAGCACAATATACTTCTGCGGTTGTTAAGTCCATCGCGACTATCTTATGTCCAGCCTTCGCCTTGATACAACCCTTTACTGTCGGATTGTCTCTTGGGAGCTGCTGCATATTTAGTTTACCACTACTGGACAGTCTACCTGAAGTTGTACCGTGAAGATTGAAGTTTGTTCTCAATCTAGAATCTATGTCAAGGTTAGGGATAATCTTATCAAGATATGTATTCTTGATTTTAACTTTCTGTCTAATCTCTAAGATATGTTTTGGTACATCATGTTGTTCTGCTAGTATACCCAATACTTCGGCATCAGTGCTATCAGCACCAGTACCCGTTTTCTTACCCGTTGGGGCTAAGCCTATGTAATCAAACAATAGACTTCTAAGCTGTAGAGTTGAGTTAGGATTAAATCCACCCTTAGCCGCAACAAATGCTTTGACTTCAGGAAACTCTTGTAGGGCGTCTACTGCTTTTTGTATATCTTCGCCCATTCTTTTCTGACCAAACTCTAGACGAGTCTTGTCAAAAGGAACACCATTAGATTCTACATCTTTCAGGAATCTAACACCTTCTACTAGAAGATTCTTATATACCCAATATAGTTTCTCGTTTCTCAATATAGCTGCTTCAAACTTTTGAAACAACAAGAATGTTACTATGGCATCCATTGCAGCATAACTTTTCATAACTTCAAAAGGAATCAAATCATAACTAAAGTCTCCTTTGAGGATTCCTGTTCTTTTGATATAGTCTGCTTTCCAGTTATCAAGTTCTGCTTCGTAGTCTCCATAATCTGTGTGTTTGATTGCAAGAGTCTTAAGACCATGTGTACCTGGGTTCTCATCAAACATATAATGCATAAGCATTGTATCTTCAAAGTGTGGGAACTCAAAGTTGAAATGATACTCAAACCATTGTAAGTCAAACTTACTGTTATGAAATACTACTCTTTTCTTGTTAAATATATCTTGCATAAGTAGTTCTGCTGTGCCATCAATACACTCACAGTCTACGTATACTCCATGTTCTTTCTTGTATGACATAGAGAAACCAAGCATATACCCATTTCTCGGATAGAGAGATGAAGTCTCTGAGTCAAGTGCGATATAGTCTAAAGGGTACTCTAAGGCATCTTTTAGATATCTATGAAGAGTTGCTGTGTCTTCGATACCAAAACATTTATCATCGCCTAGCGACTTCTGTGTTAGTTCTCCGCTTACATATCCCGTTATACTCTCGACTGCTTCCTCGAACGACTTCTTTGCTTCTGGTTTGAACTTTATCATAGCAGGGTTGATTAAAGCTAAAAACTTATCATCAACAATTTTTCCATTGTACTCTGTTATGGATGTCTTTCTAGTAAACATTTTGAAAGGTTCAGAACCTACAAGAATAAGCCAATCGTACGAGTCTGTATCGATTTCGATATCTACATCTCTTTTCAGAATTTTTTGTTTACCACTATCTGAGCATAACGCAAATCGGTCATACTCGAAGTCAAAGTACTTATCATAATTAGTACTTGACATTGTTTTTTCTATTATTGCCACTTTAGCCATATAATTTTTCCTTTAATCTTTGTATTTCTGGTTTTGTTAAATTGCCAGGGTCTATATTATCTCGTAGTTTTACTACTCTAGCACTTAACTCTAGTTGTTCTGCCAAGCCTTTTGCCATCTCGCCAGCTTTTACACCCGCTTCATCCCCGTCAAACATAATGTCTACTCCTTGTACTCCTTGGAGTTTAAGTAGACTTAGCTTGACCCAATTAACTTGTTGTGTACCAAAACAGCACACTGTATTCTTGAGACCTTTGTCCCAAAGGTTAAGAGCATCAAAGATACCCTCCACCAATATAACTCTATTCTGTATTGGTTTTATTTTAGCTGGACAGAATGGCATCTCTGCACCATTCGGATATATGAAATACTTGTTCATATTGAAGTCGTCCAGACTTCTACCAATCAGAGCCACTGTCTTTCCTCGGATGTCGCGTATAGGAAAGATGATACGATTCTCGAATTGAGGTACGTTCCATGTGAACGCTCCCCATATTGCAAGAGTCTCCTCAGATATATTTCTGATTCCACCACCTTTCCACGGTACTCGATCCTTTGGGAGTTGGATTCCGACAGTTTCGCTTTTAACTTTATTTACTTTTTCTTTGATTCTGTGCATACGAACTTCTAGTGGAGAAGCAGGTGCACCGAAGTATGTAAACAGATTACCTTTGTACCCACAAGAGAAACAGTTAAATATACCTGTTACTTTATCCACTCTCATACTAGGGTTACTATCATCATGCTCTGGGTTCAGACACGATATTACAGCGTCTCGTCCTGAGATGCGGTAATCTATTTTCTTTTCTCTTAAGAGTTCTTCTGCTATCATAATTATATATATTATATCAAAATTTTAAGATTGTGTCAAGAACTATTTTCCGTTAGTTTTGACTTATGCTTCCATTTCAATTGATCTCCAAGTCGCTCGTACTCTCGAAACTTTTCATCATTTTCATAGTACCTAGACTTCCAAACCAACTCTGCCATTTGAAACCAGACAGCTACAGCTTTATCTCTAAACTCATGGTCTGGCCATAGATAGTAGTGTAGCCACCACTCTTGATCGAATCTACACACTCTTATTTCTTGTTCGTGTAGTTCAGGTATCTCGCTTAGGACTCTAAGACGTTGACTACCTGCTATTGGGTACCAGTTAGGCATAACTAGTAGAGGAGAACGCACACCTTCTTTCTTCAAGGCTTCTTTCAACGGCTCGTTGGAAGGTACGTTCATAATGTTTTCTTTTACTTTTGGTTGCTCTAACATCCACCCTACGGTTTTTACATACCAAGTATGTGGTGCTAAAGGTATTTGTTCGGCACTTTCTCGTGCTACTCTGTCATCTGCCATCTTTCAAAGTCCTTCTTGTAGTAATTATATATTAGATTATATACTTTTTGAGTATCATATCCTGCTAGTTGTGTTATAGAGGCATGGTGAATGTTTTTCATCAATCCCATTTCTTTCCAAATTGTTTGGTTCTCTAGTTTATGTACCTCTACTTCAGGCTCTCTATAATATACCCATGCAGGTAAGTACATCACATGGTAACTTCCCATTCTAACTAAACTTTTTTCAAATAAATCTAAATTCTGTATAGTCCCGAAGTACGCACCATTCTCTAGTGATTGTATTGCTTTTCTTGTCCAAGTTATAATATCCCAGTCTACTATAAATCCTTCATCACAGTTATGTTTGTAAAGACTTTCCCACCTAGTTAGTGGATTTCTAATTACAGTATAGTATTTATAGTCTGGGTACTGTAATGCTAACTGGTCATAAGTTGCATGTATATTATTAAATACTGTTCCTTTTGTTGCTTTGTTTACTCCTTCTCTAATAAAATCTGCTTGTAGTCCACCTTGCCAATTTCTATGTTGGAACATAAACTTTTTATCTTGTTGAGCTAACCAAGCACGAGCAATAGAAATACCACCGCACTTAGGTATATGAATAAAACAACTTTTTTTATCATGTATGACCATTGTGTATATCTTCTATTGTTTCTTCATAAATACGTCTAAAATCTTCCAAGGTTGGAAAGTCTATGTGTACTATACTTTCTTGGTTACTATATGCAATTTCTGCACAATGACAATGCCACGCTTCTTCGAGTTGTTGTTCAGTATATAATATCATAAGTCGTAGGCATCCTCTCCTGTTGTCATTGTTTCTTTTAATTCTGTTTTTTCATCTGGGTCTAAGGCTGTGTGAGGCCCGATCTTTAGTGTCTCCCAGTTCATTTCAGATGTAAACGGCTCAATTGAACCACTCCTCATCTTGTCACACTTAAACTTAATACAAGGCTCTGTGTCTCCCCAATGCTGAATACTGTAAGCAGCATCAACAGCATCCAAGATTCCTTTCGAGAATCTTGCCTCTCCTTTCTCATTAGTCTGGAAAGCGGAGAGAACTAGAACTTTACTCTCTTGTGCGAGAGATTTGAGACCTTTTGAGATCTCGATTTGCTCAGTCCAATCATATTGACCTTGACGATTTGGTGCGTTATGGCGTTTTACTTGGTTTAGATAGTCTACTATTACGATACCCAAGTTAGGTAACTGGGCTTGCTTCTGTCTTACTACACTAATAATTTTAGCTAGTGTAAGAGAAGGGTCGTAATGTATATCTATTTGAGGGATATCTGCTAATTTGTTTCTACTAAGTTGATAGTGAAACTTATCAAAATCCTCATGATCTTTCCATTCGTTATACGCTTCTGTTCCATTATCGAATCTATTAGCCCACCATTGAGCAACTTTATCCCACTCCATAGGAGTAAGATTCTTTGCTTTGATACGACCACTGTTGATACCAGTTTGTATGCCACAGATTCTCTGTAACATTTGTCTAGTGTCCATTTCGATAGTAAAATAGAGTGCTGACTTGCCTCTTTCTTGTGCGGCAGCAGCGATGTTACAACATGTGAAGGACTTACCTCCACCACGATGTCCACCAACAACGACCAAGTCTTTGGGAGAAAAGGTATAGTCTAAGTCGTACTCTTGATTTAGACCGAGCGGTAAAAATTTTGCTAAATCTTCATCTGTATCAAATAAAGGAACTGTGTTCATGTCGTCAGCTTCGTCGTTTGTTTCGACTGCATCTTCCACTTGTACGACAATTTCTTGCAACAAGTCTATATTTTCTCTAGCGTCAGAGATTGCTACTTGATGGTCTACATAGTTTTCTATTTTTGATAATATTTCAGATTGTGTGAATTGGTTTTTCAGATAGTCCAATAAGAGTATGGACTCGACATCTGTTTCCACGGTTTCGATTGCATAGATTTTCTCTTGCAAATCACGAGAACGCACTTCTAGCTTCAAGTCTTCAAAGGTAGGTAGGTTATTGTACTTGTGTACATGTTTGTCTACTACTCGCCATAACTTACGATACTCTCCTTCTGGAAAGTAATGTTCTTTAAGACCATTCCAAGTCTCAAAGTCTCCGTTCGCAAGTATTTGCTTGAGTAATGCACTCTCTAATGTCATTTGACTTCTCCCGAATCAAATTAAGTTGAAAAAAAGGCGAGCCGAAGCTCGCCCAATGATGAATAGGTATTAACCTATTTCTTTTTTAGCAGCACCGTTATAGTCTGAGCACTGTAAGCCTCTTCTAGTAAGCATTGTTTTCACGCCTCTTACTGTTTTGCCGATTTCATCAGCAATTTCTTCAACAGTCATGCCGTCAATGTCGACACCTGCTAAAGGATCA